ATTGAGCCACAATCGCCGCAACGGTAAGCCGTGTAAATATTTACATTGGTATGATAGTCGCCGATCATATTTAAATCTTTACCGCCGCAAGCCGTGCAAGCTTCTTCATCAAGCTCATTAAATAAACCAACGTTCGGATGGGGTTGAATATAGGGCCGCAAGTACAAATAAACATCTTCCAACACGCGAACGTCTTGATCGCAATAATCAGCCATTATTTTAATCGCTTCGGTGTCCCCTTCAACCGCGCGCCACCATAAACCTCGAGGTGTTTCCATTTTGCCCTCAAGACCGAGAAAATTGTGCGCGATATAGTCTAACCTATTGCTCGTTATTGCAAATTGTCGCCGGGCGTGCAACAATGTATCAATAATTAAATACGGAGATGGCAAGCCCAAGCCGTGCAACAAAAACCGCGTATTGGCTTTTTTGCGATCAAACTTTTTCAAATTGTGAGCTATAATAATATCGGCTTCATCAATTAGATTCCACAAGCTTTTTATAATTCTTTTATCGTTTTGGGCCTTTGCTTCTTTCTTTGTAACTTTTGCTTGGTAAACTTTATCGTCAAACAACCATTTAGCGCTCCACGTTAGAACAAACCAATCGGTAATAATTTGATCATCATGCACACCGTTTGCCCATTTACTCCAGATGTACGCTTTCATTGGCGCGGTTTCAAGATCAAACAACAAAATTTTCGCGTTGCTTTTAATTTCGTAATTCACTAAAGAATTATCGCTTATGCCGCTTAAATTCCGTTGGCCTTTCTTGCCTTTCCAATATCTAACCGCATCGCGCGCCGTTTCAATCGTTGGCCATAATTCTGGGTATTCATAATTTAATTGTTTGGCTAAAGCACGGTTTGCCGCTTGTGGATTTGCTCTAATCGCCGCCTTGACTATTTCGGACTTTTCCGATTTTGTCATTTGAGTAAATTAATTATACGACCTAATGGTGTTTTTTTAAGAACAAACCAAATAATCATACCGACAAATATAAGCGCAATTAACCACTTGATCCATTTGCCTAATTTTTGAGTCAAGTATTCAAGGTTTGATTGTTTCGTAATTGCAATGTTTTTGGTAGGTATTTCAATTGTCTTGTAAATGGTGTCGGCTTTGCATTCGCCTTGAATAAAGACGCTATCGTTACGCGTTACATATCTAATTCTTAACCGATCCTTGTTTATAAAAACCGTATCCCCTTCGCTTGGAATAAATGCGGTGTCATGTTGCACTTTGTCAATGGTTAGCGTAATGGTATCGCGCAAAGTGTCTAAACGCAAAAGTTGAGGATACTTAATAGTTAGTTTTTCAATTTTTCGCTCCGCGCGTTCGATGCGTTTTTGAAATCGTTTTTCAACACTACACGAAACAAGCGTTGTTGCTATTAACAAAAACAAAAAGTGCTTCATTTGGTAAACTTGCCAATTAAACTATCTGCCAACTTTGAAAGCTTTGAAACAATCATTTGCTCCGGCATTAACATAAACGTTACTCCCGCTAATAACAAACCGCCAATTTTGTAAGATGCGTTTGAATCGCATGGCCCGGTTAAATGCAGCCACAAACAATCAATTTTGTAAAAAAATCCAGATGCAAAAAGCATAACGCCGATTAAATTAGTTTTCCAATTCTTCTTCATCTTCAATGTATTTTTTTTTGTTACGACTGCCAATAACGTTTCGCGCCGCTCTTTTTGCTATTTCCTTTTCTCGGCGCAATACTGCGGCCTCCACTTTTAAGTCTGTTAACTCTTTTCTTAACGCATCTAATTCTTTTAAACGCTTTTTTAAATAAGCTCCAATAGCGCCTAAAAAAGCGGTAATTCCGCCCATAACCCAAATAAAAATTTCATTGTACTTTTCCATTTACATTTTACGACCAAATTTTGTATTGAGTTCGGTTTTTAGCGTTTTTATATGCGCGCAAGATTTGCTTTCTATTTCCATCGGCGGAGTAACTTATATGCACCCAAGCCGGGTTAGATTCTGTGCCAAACTCATGAATTAATTGATCAAATTCTAAATTGTCACGTACAAACTCATAAATTTCTTGATTGGTTATGACTCCAAAAACATCGGCATCTAAATCCAAAGCTTCGCCTTTTGAATGCTGACTTGTTTTTGATCCGCGAATAATTTGATTCAAAGATTCTGAGCGATAACCGCTTGTTACTTTGATAGGAACATTAAAATGATCGCGTATTGGTTGAAAAATCATTTGCGCGGTGTCTATTAAATTATCTAAATGTTGCCCTTTTGGTAAATTGTCAATGCCGTATTTGATGGCGGTGTTGCTTTTGGTTGCTTCAGCTAAAGTTAAATTTTCGGATAATTTCATTTTTTTGATTTATACAATTCCATTATGTTTTTTTGGCTTTCCTTTCGATATAGAGCATCGGCTTGAGTGTTTTCTTTTAAACCTTGCTCTATGTCTTCAATTTTGTCAATAATAAAATCAAGCTTTGCGTTGATTAAAAGTTGTTGGCCTCTGATTTCGTCTTTGTTGTTTTCGTATTCTTCTAAATCGCTAACTTTTGTTTGAATGTTACCAACCCAAACCGCGCCAGAAATAATAATGCCAGCAGTTGCAAAAATTGTGTAAAGCGCCGCTTTGTTTAAAATATCTTTAACCATAGCTTTTACCATTGATCTTGTTACTTGTGTTTCGTTCGTGTTCATAATTCAAGATCCTCTTCGGGTTGAAATTCATATTTCCAATTATTAAAAGCGTCAGGCGAATCAAACATTACAACCTTATTGTCAATTATTAACTCTGTGCTTTCAATACCTAAATATTCATTGGTTGATCCATCTTCGTTGTATCGAACAAATGTCCAAGTAATCGCCGTGTTAAGTACGATGTAGGTGTTGTCTGTTATGTATCCGTAATAATTCATTTTAATGCGTTACCCAATAAGTGCCAGAAAAGTTATTTAGCGTTAAATCGTTGCCTTGACTGCCGGAATCTGCGGCCGTTGTCCCGGTTGTTTCGTTAAATAGCCAATAATGTCGGGGGTTGGTTAAAATGGTAGATGAATCAACACCGAGACCATTATTATACAAATCAGTCACATTTTGTTGTGTTGCACAATAACCGTTGGCAACTATAAATTCATCCATTTTGCCTTTGAAATGTTTTGTGCCATTTTTTCGCCTTCCAATGTATCTAAATTGAACATTATTTGAATTGGCGTTGCTTGTAGATTTAGTTTGTTTTGTGCCGTTCACGTACATTTCAATAACATTACTGCTATCGCGCGTTAAAACATAATGAGTCCAACTGCCCGTATGTCCAGCCGAATTATAACCATAATTCCAAATGTTTTGATTCGCGCTACCATTTAGTCTGAAATACGTGGCACTTGGGTAAAAAAACCAATAATCACGCACATTGTAATTTTCAAAAACCCAAAATTGTCCGTTTTCGCTATTGTATAAAGGATTCATCCACAGCGAAATGGTAAACTCTGTGCCTGAGCTTACGGCAGAAAACGAACCGCCATCAAGGTAATCATTAACGCCGTCAAACTCTAAAGCGTTTTGAAAATTGTATGCGCTGACGCTTGCTTGCCTTGTGTATATCGTTGTTTTTCTCACGTGTAAGTTCCATCAAGTAAAACCTTTGCAACTTGCGTATCGTCTGTTATTGTTCCTTCAACTGAAAGCGTATCACCGTTGGCAATAGCAACCGCCGAATCGAACGTTGTTCCGGTGTAGGTTTGTGTTGTACCGTTAACTTTAAACACAAGCGCGCTCATGTTGGTTAAAGTAAAAGTTGTGTATGAACCGGCGGCATTACTTCCAACGTCTGTTTCATCGGGGAAATCATCATATCCCGCTTTGTATTGAAAAACGAGTTGCGTTGTTTTTGCTATAACATCGGGAACGAGTATTTCTTTGGTTTCGTTGGATTTTATGGCGGTTGTCGAAATCGGATCTCCGTTTTGATATTTAACCACCGCGCTTCCATCTGGTGCGGTAATATCTTGCGAAGCTTGGGCCACAATTGACGTACTTGATAAAGTTGTTCCAGCCGTGTCTTTTAAAACTGCCGTTGCATCCCCTATAACGTAATCCGAGCCAACTATACTTCCAACATCAGCGCCGGCGGTATCATGTACATTTATAACTTGATCGGTTGTTGCCGCGCTTACCATTAAGTCAGAGTTAAGGGTAACGTCAACATCAATCGGATTAGGTACTTGCGAAGTCGCGCTACCTTCAGCAGTTACCGCCACATTTTCAATCAAAGTTCCGTTCACGTATTCAACACGAACAGAGCCATCAGCAACAACAAAATCACTACCGCTTTGAGATCCAACATCCGCGCCAGCGCTATCATGCACGGAAATGGTTTGATTAGTGGTTGCCCCGCTAACCATTAGCGTTGCGTTCAAAGTAATATCTACTTCGTTTGGATTAGGTACTTGAGATGTCGCCGAGCCATCAGCAGCAACGGTAACGCTTTCAATAAGCGTTCCATTAACATATTGCACGGTTACGGTGCTATCGGGAATTACATAAGTACCGCCAACATTTGATCCAACATCAGCGCCCGCCGTGTTGTGAACGTTTATAATTTGGTCAGTAGTCGCACCGGTAACAATTAAATCGGAATTTAAAGTAACGTCTACATCAATTGGGTTTGCCACTTGTGACGTGGCTGATCCATCTGCCGCAACAGAAACATTTTCAATAAGCGTGCCGTTAAGGTATTCAACTCGAACGGTTGAATCTGGAATAATAAAATCGCTTCCAATTTTGCTGCCAACATCAACGCCGGAAGAATTATGAACGTTAATTGTTTGGTTAGTTGTTGCCGAAGAAATCATTAAAGCTGAGTTCAATGTAATATCAACTTCATTTGGATTTGGCACTTGTGACGTTGCAACGCCTTCAGCATTTACCGAAACGGTTTCGATAAGCGTACCGTTTACATATTCTACCGTTACCGTACTATCGCCAATTACATAATCTGAACCAGATTTAGAACCTACATTAGCACCAGCGCTATTGTGTACGTTAATGGTTTGATTGGTCGTTGCATCCTCTACCATTAAATCGGTGTTCAAAGTAAGATCGACCGTAATGGCATTCGGTACTTGTGATGTGGCCGAACCTCCAGCTTTTACCGAAACATCTTCGATTAAAGTGCCGTTGGCATACTCAACGCGCACGCTACTGTTAGGAATAACAAAATTATTATCAACCTTGCTTCCGACATCGTCGCCATTGGTATCATGCACGTTAATCACTTGGTCTGTGGCTGCATCCGACACCATCAAATCGGTGTTTAGCGTAATATCCAACGGCTCAACGCCTCCACTTGATACGGTCGCCCATGCCAATGTTGATGGTAAACTTTCGGCCGTTGCGTTGTAACTTGTAACGTGGTAAAAATGCGCCGCGTCTTGAGTTGGTGCAAGATCGGTGTGTGTTGTTGTTGCTACTTCCGCCAATAAAGTAAATGGCCCGGTTGGCGCGCTTGCTTTATAAACTCTAAATCCAACCTCGTTGTCTGAGTTGTCTGTCCAAGCTAAATTAATATCAACGCCGTCAACCGTTGCGCTTAAATTAGATGGCTCATCTATCACGTCACCGGTATCGCATCCCGTAATATCTAAAATCAAAGTTACGGTTGTGCCAACGCTTACCAATTGATCGCCGTGTTGCGTTTGCGCGTAATCTTGAGCAATTGATTCGGGATCAAGAATTAAATTAGAAACATTGCTTTCGCCACGTCTATAAACTTTGCTTAAATATTGATGAAGCACAAGCTCCATTTCTTCAAACTTTGCCGATAAATCAGTAGTGGACTGCTCGCCTTCTTCATAAGTATCAAACAAAATAATACCAACTTCGTAACGCTTCTTTCGCGGCATTCCGTTATTATAGGCTTGAATTGTTTCGCTTGTTGTTGTGCCTCTATCCAAAAAAAGACACGGGTAATCTAAATTATTTGTATTGATCTCGCTGATTTCGCCAAAAACAAAATCGTTAACGCTGCCGTTAAATAAACTTTTGACCGTTTCAAATTCGGTTATTACCGTATCTATGCCGCGTATTGCCATTAATCGGGGATGTAAACATTAGAACCAGACCTTTGCGCGTCATCACTTAAACCGGCGCTATAATTAGTAAATTTTGACGAATCCGCGTCTATTGTATCTTCAATAAATTTTTGAGCGTGATTAAGCCAAATGTTTGCCTTTTCTTTTAAATCGTTTCGCTTTATTTCAAGCATTCGCGTAGATGGCTGCGATGTAAACTCAGTTTCGGCCAAAACGTTGCCCGCGTTCATTTCTTTTATTTGATTCTCCCAAAAAGTATCATATAAAACAAAATAAGACAATGCCGGCTTAATGTAATTATCCATCAAATCGGTTTGTTCCGTGTTGAAACTTCCGCTTGCCGCAATTAGTTCATCGTAAAAATCATCTCCTAAAAACGGGCGAATCCACCGTTCTTGTGAAAATGGTATGTTTTGCGTGATTTTAGTAGTGTCGTAACTTGTTTTTTTAACGCCTTTTGATACTACTTCCGCCGCCGTTATTAAATTAGTTATTGCCATCGGTCTTTTTGTTTTTCAGCTTGTAATCAATTTGCATATTAGTCAAGTGACCAATACGATCATCTTCATCTAATTCATCTTCGTCAAGCTCTGGCATATTTAAAATGGCCCTCTTTTCATTTTGAGTAAGCTCTTTTTCGGGATCAATGCGATCATCCAAACCAATTGGCGAAACATTATCAACGTAAACTCGAAACTCCATATCCAAAGATTCAAGTATTTTGTTCATTTGCTCCAATACCGGGTTTTGTACGTTTGGAATTACAACCATTCCCATAACGATGCGGTGCATATTCATTAACTCTTGATTGCCGCCTAATTCACCCGAAACGCTTAATCCAGCCAATTTCGGAAAAAATCTATGCGCTCTTACAATTGAGTCAAACGCGTCTTTCTTAGCGTCTAAAAATTCGCCGTCTTTACCGTCATTAATAACATCAACTTGCGGCGCGGTATCCCTATCGAATGCGTGTAAGATTCTTGGTTTCCCGGCGTTATGCGCGCCTTTCAACTTTTTATACTCGTATTCAAGCCATTCAGAGGCTTCCATTCCTTCGGGCGGCGATCCGAAGTAAGTTACAAAAATATCGGCAAAAAATCCGTTTTCTAAGCGGTTTTGATTATACGTGTCACACATATACTCAATTACGCAAGCTTTTAAACAAGCCACATAATCTGGCACGCCATAAATATCATATTCTGGCTCGCGGCGCTTTTTATACGTAATAAATTCTTCATCTAACGGAATTGATCCGGTCATGTCCCAAATAGGGTAAATTTTAGAATTTACGCCCGGCTTTAAATATGCGTTTCCGTTGTTGTTTTTAATGTCGCGCCAAAATGGTGTAATAATCGCTTTTGGCTCTTTGCGTAAAAGTCTTGGCTTGGCGGCATCTATGTATTTAACGCACCAACCTCTTTGGCCCATTACAGTCGAGGATTTGTAATAAACCCAATTTTCGCCGTAAATTTTCCATTGCCGTAATAAATCTTCGTAGAGATCGTTAAGGTCGTACATCGCTTGGCCCGATGGGTTGGAAATAAACCTTTGCGATTCCTCACTTAATTCGAACAATTGCGCCGGCTCACCATCTTTGGTGAAACTCAATCCATTGCCTTTGGCCATTGCAACAATGGACTCAATAATTGCTCGGTGTGTTGGCGCGTTTCTATACGCCCAAGCCAACGTTTGCGGGTAAAGGTTATCGCTGCCTTTAAATTTTAAATGCCAATCTTGGTAAGTGTAAGATAAAATCTCACCTTCTTTTTCAAAAGTGGCTTCAAGTTGTGTACTCGGTTGAGTTTCTTTAGCCGTAAATTGAAACGGCCTACTCTCCTTCGGTTGTGGCTGCTGGTTTTGTATTTGTCTTTTTCTTCGGTTTGACATCTTCGAGCAGTATTGGAGAGTTTGCGTTTATAAGTTCTAATTGTTCTTTGGTAAGGCTATCGGTCAAAGGAAACTTTGCCTTTGTGATATTACACCTATAAATGTCGCCTAAATATTGTTTTTTAACCTTTTTTGCCATACCAATTAAATAAATAAAGCAGAGGCTTTAACACCTCTGCTCTTAATTTTTACGAACCAAGTGTTACAGTTCCCGAATTGTAACTAATATCGGCAACCACTTCACGTGGATATTCTAATTGTGTCCCGGTAAATGTCAAAGTTAAATCGTTGACACCTTCGAATGCGCTTGCTTCAATTTTACCGGCCGCTTTAACTTCTAAATAAGCTTGATTGCCTACTAAGTTGTCATAGCCGAGTAAAAATGCTCTTGGATTAGTTCCGGCGCTCTCATTAGATACGGCAATAACGCAAACTTTGCGAGCGTTAATTACATCTTGTATCTTTTTGATTTTGTCCTTTTCGTTACCTTCAAACGTAATGTTTGCAGTAACGGTAAAACTACCATTGTCGCCGCCTTCAGCGTTCCAATCCATAGTATTTCTGTGTCCTTCAAATTTAAACCAATCTCCAGACGTGGTAATTGATGTAAACGAGTGATCACTACCGGATGCCGTAGCCGCCGTTACATTACAAGCTTCTTGAATATAAAATTCTTGATTACCCGATCTGAACGAATCGTTACAACCTTGCGTTAAATCTGCTGCTATTGCCATTTCTTTAAAATTTTAAAAAGGGAGGCCGAAACCCCCCTTAATGATTATTAATTAGGCAGTTATTGCGGTAACGGCCAATTCGTCATTCTTGTAGTTTGTACCAATTACGTACTCACCTCTAAAACGATTTTCTTTCTCGTCTTTGTTATACCACATATCAAAAGAACCAACTTGGTTAATATCAGTTCCAACACATACGTTTTTCGGTACGTGCATAACCGCTCTGTGTGGGTTGGTAATTCCAAGATCCGCAGAATCCGCAGCAATATGAGTATCCCAATCTCGGTGTACTCTTACCGCAACGCCTCTCCACTTCAAAGAGTTTCCAAGACCATCAAGAAGGAAACCGTGCGCCATATCTGTGGCTTTTGTTTCATTCTCAGTAATCCAATTGTCAGCAATTGAACCAGAAACCTCAATTACGGCTTCACCTTGCATTTCAATCAACTCGGCCGGAGCTGCTTCGTAAAGAGCTTCGAAAATGTCAGATGCCGCGCCAGCATTTAGGGCCGCTCCCGTCATTACGTTAACATCTCCACCACTTGCCGCAATGCTCAACTGTTGTCCGGCTGGTAGATTAGTGTAGTTTTCAAAGATGCCATCATAAATGTCATAATCTGGCTTAGCTGAAAGCGAGCTATTACCTAACCATAATTGACGCTTCATGTCGCGCTTCATTCCACGAAGGAACAATTCCGCTACGATGTCTTGTAAAACCGTTCCGGTAATGTCGTCTTTATTAAGACCTCTGCGGAGCAATTCGCCTTTAACGGTGTTGTAAAAAGTACCTCCGGCTTGTGAAACTTCCGCTTCAACTCGGCTTACTGCAATAGATCGCTGAGTGTAAGTTGCTCCGGTTGAACCGCTAAACCCGGTAGCTTCTGCTTTAGTAATTTTTTCAAGGCTTGAAAATTTATCAAGCTTAAAAGATCCTTGTACATCAAACAAAGTATCAAAACTTTCAAGTTCTGGATCTTTGATGAACAATGGAGAAAAGAAATATCGCTGAGCATCCTCTTTTGAATACGTCAACGATGTAGTAATTGCGTGTGCCATTTTTTATCGTTTTTAAAAATTTATATGATTTCTTGCGCTACTTTATCCCAACCAGAAACTTCGGCGGGCGTGTTTGGTTGCTCAGATGGCTCAACATCGGATGATTCTTCTTTAGATTCATCTTTTGCTTGAAACTCTGCTAATTTCTGAGCTAATTCTTTGTTTTCGTTTTCTAATGAAACGATTTTATCAGTAAAGCTATCGGTGTCAACGTTTAAATCGTTAATCTTTGCTTCTAAGCTTGCTTTTTCTTCGGAAAGAGCTTCGATTTGATTTTTAAATTCGACAATTTTTGCTTCATTTTCTTCATTGATTGCCGTAATTTGAGCGGTAAACTCATCTCTAACAACATCAAGATCGGTTTTTTCACCTTTAACAATAGATACGATTTGATC